GTCCACAAGACGCATGCCGCCAAGGTTTCCGATATGGAATTCGTAATGAGTGACGAAACTCCAGATCGCATGGACGACATCATCATGTCCGATGGCTGGGAGCTTGAAAATTTCAAGCGCAATCCAATTGCCTTGTTCGGACACAAGAGTGACTTTCCGATCGGCAAGTGGACAAATTTGCGCGTGGAGGGCAAGCAGTTAAAGGGTAAGCTGGAGCTGGCACCGGCTGGCACCAGTGAACGCATTGATGAGATTCGTAAACTCATAGAAGCGGACATTCTACGCGCTGTGTCCGTGGGCTTCCGCCCGAAGGAGCATACTCAGCTCGACAGCAAGAATCCGTTCAGCGGATTGCGCTTCACGAAACAGGAACTTGTCGAGACCAGCCTCGTCAGCGTTCCGGCCAATCCCAATGCGCTGGCTATCGCGAAGTCACTAGGCGTTTCACCTGCGACGATGGAAGTTGTCTTTGCCGAGCGAGGCAGAAAGACCACTGTTCAGCGACGCGGGTTCAGCGGCAAGCAGGCCGACACTGGAAGATCGAAAAGAAAGGACACGACGATGTCGTTGTCACAACGTATTACTGACGCTGAAAAGCGTTTGACGGAAAAGAAAGACGCGTTGGCTGCTCTACTCGAGAAGGTCGATGACAGTAACGTCAGCGATGAACAGCTTGAGCAGGTCACCACCGCGAACAAGGAAATCGCTCAGGAGGAGCGGGGGCTTTCCATTCTCCGTGAATCCGAGCGGCACCTTGCTGAAACCGCTGAAGACCCGAAGCGCAGTCTGGTCGTGGCTGCACCTGCGGTCATCACGGCAAAGGCGCGTCCATTCAGCCTGCAGACCAAGAAGCTCACGCCGATTGATCTGCTCGTGCGCGCTGGCACGGTGCAACTGTTCAGTCATATCCACAAGAAGCCGATCGACGAAATTCGCCGCACGATCTACGGCGATGACGAGCCGACTCGTGCGATCGTTGATTGGGCACAGCGGGCGGCGTCCTCTGTTGCAACCACGACGCAGGTTGGCTGGGCGGCGGAATTGGTCCAGCAGATCGTCGTTGCGTTCATGGAAACGCTGATGCCGAAGTCAGTGTTCCCACGGCTCAGTGGGGCGGGCTTGTCACTCAGCTTTGGCAGGAATGGCAAGATCGTCATCCCGACGCGATCACGGACACCGACAATCGCCGGCAGCTTCGTCGGTGAAGGATTGCCGATTCCGGTTCGTCAGGGTGCCTTCACGTCACAGACGCTCACCCCGAAGAAGATGGCGGTGATCACGACGTGGACACGTGAGATCGACGAGCACAGTGTACCAGCTATCGAAGGTCTACTGCGCAATGCGATCGGTGAGGATACCGCAATCTCGCTGGACGCTGTTCTGCTGGATGCAAATCCGGCAACCTTGGTGCGTCCGGCTGGCATCCTGAATGGTGTGGCAGGCTTGACGCCGACGGCAGGCGGCGGGTTCAATGCGGCGGTTGGTGACATCAAAGCTCTTACGGGAGCATTGCTGACAGGCACCGCAGGCAATATCCGCAGTCCTGTGTACTTGATGAATCCGCAGCAGTTGAGCAGTCTCGGCTTGATCGCGATGCCGGGTGCGGGCGTCTTTCCCTTCCGGGCGGAAGTCGCTGCGGGCAATCTCGGTGGCTGGTCGATCATCGATGCGGGCACCGTGCCGATGGGTACGGTCATCGCAATGGACGCTGCTGACTTTGTCAGTGTCAGCGGCGATGCACCGCGCTTTGAACTCTCAGATCAAGCGACACTTCACATGGAAGATACTGCGCCGACAGACATCACCACGACCGGTACGCCACCGGTTGCGGCGTTCCCTGTCAAGTCCATGTGGCAGACGGACAGTATCGCGCTCCGACTCATCATGCCGGTCAACTGGACGATCCGTCGTCCGGGAACCGTTGCATGGGTCGCCGGAGTGACTTGGTAGTTTGCTGAACCCGCCCAATCTGGGAGTGACCGGGGAATGCAAGGAGGATGGACCGATGATCGTAGTCACGCGTTAGGTCCATCCTCCATCCTCTTTTGAACAGGAGAAACTCGATGGCTGAAGTTGATCAAGCTGCCCATGCAAAGGCAGCGCAGGAAGCCGACAAGAAGCGCCAAGAAGAGGCGCGGAAGAAAGTCAAGGAAGATCGCGAAGCCCGTGAAAAGTCTTCGCGTGAAATGTCTTCTGCAGACGTGAAGCCAACTCCGACGCAGGAAGAAAATGATCTTGCGGCGAGCGGCGTTCACGTGCCGGAGCATGAACCCGACGGCAGTGAAGAGCAGAATGTTGGTGGCGCTCAAGCGAAGGAGTCGAAGCCAACTGCTACACCTTCACCGCGCGCTGGCTATGCCACGCGTGCTTCGGAGCCGAAAACCGGTTAACCAAGGGTGTCCCCAACTCTAGGCCGGTTGCGTGGTCGGGCAGGACGAAAAGCAGGATTTACTCATTCGCATGGGTATTGCAAACTCTTGACTTGATATCTGTCCGACCACGTTTAAAACGGGAATGTAGATGACCATCAGGGATTTAGTGGCGCGCGTTGGGCGCAGTATTGTCAAGGCGGCGGAGGGACAACCTCGGCCCGGTCCTTGGCTGCTGCCTGTGAGCGGCGGCTGGCTACCGGCCAACGTCGGCAGCAGCATGAACTGGTGGCAGAACGGTTACGACATTGAAACCGGTTCGCCAAGTGCGATGGTGGAAGCCTGCATCAGCAGCTACAGTCAGACGACGGCGATGTGCCCCGGTGACCATTGGCTTAGCGACAAGGATGAAAAGGGCGGACGCGAGCGTATAGCTACAAGCGATCTAGCGCGCTTTCTGCGTTATCCAAATTCTTATCAAACCATTTCAGATTTCATGTTGAACGCCGTGCGCAGTCTGTACGCGGATGGCAACACTTATGCATTAGGAATCCGCAACAGCAGGTTTGAAATTGCTGAGATGCATCTGATGGATCCACGGCAGTCTGCGCCGTACGTTGCCTATGATGGATCCATATTTTTCAAGCTGGGCGGCAATCCGGTTATTGATCGCGCCATTCCAGACCTTGATTTGGTACCTGCGCGCGATGTGCTGCACATCAAGATGAACACACGACAATATGATTTGCGCGGTGTCAGTCCGCTGGTGGCGCTCCTCAGAGACATGAGCGTCAATGACGCTATCGGCAATCAACAGATGCAGTTCTATATGAATCAAGCAAGGCCGTCCGTGGTATTGTCAACGGACCTGCGCCTTGACAAAGACCAAACCGATATGCTGCGCCAGAAATGGGACGAGCAGTCCAAGGGTGTCGGCATTGGTGGTACGCCAATTCTGTCTTCAGGATTGAAACCTTATCAACTGCAAATAAGCAGCGCGGACTCGCAGCTTGCGGACGTTATGAAGATTTCCGATGCGCGCATTGCGCTGGCTTATCGCATACCGCTGCAAATGTTCGGGCTTGGCGGCGGGCCGATGGGGTCCACTGAATTGTTGATGCAGATGTGGGTCAGCACCGGACTTGGCTTCTGTTTGAATCATCTTGAGGAAGCCATCGGTACTTTCTTTAAATTGGACGGTGTGCCGAAAGAATATCTTGAATTTGATACAAGTGCTCTTCTTCGGTCCGCGTTCAAGGACAGAGTTGAAGCTTATGTGAGATCGGTGCAGGGCGGCATCCATGCACCGAATGAGGCGCGTGCTGCATTTGATATGGAACCAGTGAAGTATGGTGACGAGCCGCGCGTACAGCAGCAGGTCGTTCCATTAAGTGCAGCGGGTAAGATCCCAGCGTCCCCAGCACCGGGAGCGCCACCGTCAGCACCGACGGCAGCGATAGATCAGCCGAAGCCCGCTGAACCTAAACCGCCGCCTGATGAGCCGAAGGGTATTACCGATGCAGAACGGACAAGACTCCTTAACAGATTTAGAACGTCTCATGCCGCCAACGTCTCACTTTGATGTATTGGCTGCTGAATTAGGGGCGGTTGCTGGACGTATAGAGCGTGAGTCTAATCTCAGGAATAACGCGCTCATTGCGGACATTGAAAGACGATATGCAGAAATTGAGCTGCGTCTGGAGCGGCTGCAGAAATCTCTGGAGCGATCAGTCAATGCAAATATTGATGAATGGGATGCGCAAATTTCTGATCGCATTGCCGCATTAAAAGATGGCAAGGACGGAGCTGATGGAAAAGAAGGAGCTCAGGGCGCGCAAGGTCCTGCAGGCGAGCGCGGCGAAACAGGGCTGCAAGGGCTGCAAGGCGCTCAGGGCGAACGTGGAGAGATGGGTCCGCAAGGTGAAATTGGTCCTCAGGGCGAAGTAGGTCCGCAAGGTCCGCAAGGTGAAAGAGGCGCAGATGGTGAAAGCATCAAGGGTGAAAAAGGCGAGGTCGGTCCGCAAGGCGAGAAAGGCGA